CAGGATCCATACGACCGTCATGGCGACGATGTACGGGGGTAAAAACAAAAGGGACTTACTTGTAGAGAGGAAAGTGTTCGTCTAAGTGATTGATAGGGTCGGAGTTGTGGGGTTTTCTTGAAAAGCCGCCGGAAAAAACAAATAGTAACAAAGGCCAAACATGAAGGCCACATTCGTGGCCGGCTAAAACGCCCCGTTTAAATGCTGTTTTAACATCCGGCCGGGATAATACTCGGATCCGGCCTAAAAAGTGCCCTAGAATGGCCTAGAAACGGCCTTATTGAAGCCGCCAGGCGTAAGAGCGAAGCTGTTAAAGTGGACGAGCTCATGCGCCTGGGGGCCGTCATTTTCGTGACCCTGCGAAAATGGTTAAATAGCCCCGAAAAAGTGAATAGGGTTGCAAATAGGGTTGCAAATAGGGTTGCAAATAGGGTTGCAAAATTTCGATAAATAAAAACAAAAAGTACTCCAAAGGGTTGCAAATAGGGTTGCAAATTCGGGAAAAAAAAGGCCGATAGACGGGGGTTTAATGCCTAAAAAAGCTCCATTTTTTCCACAAAAATAGCCTATCAACACCCTCTATTACCATTGAAAATTTTAAAAAATCGTCATTATACGCCCGTCAGGTGGTGTTTTTGGACGTTTTTTGCAAGAAAAAGTGCGTGGGAAAACTTTTTTGCCTAACTTTACGCCTGGAAAGTAGTTTAACATGTTTAACGAGCCCCTCGGATTTGTCTCGCGACAGACCCGAGGGGCTATCCTTATATATTTACTCTATTTACTCGATCGTATGGAAGGTTATGCTGGCCTTAACCAGAGCGAGCGCCGTGATGGAAGAGCTCGGGATCTCTTGCGGGTCAAAGTTCGGGCTTTCGGAAGTCATGCGTATATACCCGGGGCGCCCGGATCTGCGCAAGTACTTGACGCAAGTATAGCTGTCTTGGTCGTAAGTGTATGAAAGCAGATAGATCTGTCCCCACATGATGTTGTCTTCCGACAAAGTGACTTTTTTATAAACCACGATGTCGCCACTCTTGATCAGCGGAGCCATAGAGTCGCCCCTGACATAAACAGCCCCATCCACTGGAGGAAGACCTGGCAGCGAAAAGTAGTCCGCCGGCGTTGTGCCTTCGTCCTGGAAAACAGAAACGATGCCACCGGTCGCTATAAGATCATATAGTGGAATCCTTTGTAGTCCATCCTTACTCTCCTTGCTCAAATCAACAGATCCGGCCGTTCGGAACATTGTTCCCTCACCAAATAGTAACCATTCTCGGCTTATTTCCGGGAATGCTTTTATCACACTTTCTAACTTTCCGCGCCCCAATCCTTTCCTCATGGATGATACATAACCATTTGAGAGATTAGCTTTAATCTCAAATTGTCGTATAGGAATCTGCGCTTCCTTACAAAACTCGTAAATGCGATCTTTGACGGTCATAGTTCAATTTATAGAAAATTGTTCCGATTTTGTTTTGTCGTTTCGGAACTTTGTTCTATATTTGCAAAGCGGTTAATACCGCGTTATGCAAAGGTGGAAAGAAAAACACACAAAAACAAATACATAGCACTATGAAGAGACACATCAAGCTAACCACGGACGCCAGGAAGCAGCTGGCGAAGGACTTCGGCGTCAGTGACAGCTACATCTACGACGCCATCTACTACCGCCGTAACGGCGAGTTTGCAAAGCAGCTTCGGGCGGCCGCCATCGGCCTGGGCGGGCGTTACGTCGACCCGGAGTTCGTCCCCGACTGCAGGACGGAGTACCTGGAGGGCCAGATCCGCCAGACTTTCTCCACCGGCGTGATCCTCACCATCGACCGGGCAACCGGCAAGGCTGTGATCACGGCCGGAGACAAGGTCGTCCGGAAGGTCGACGAGCCGATCCGGATGTCCGACTGGAACATCCTCGCCCGGGATGCCCAGCAGCTGGCGATCCAGAGAGTCATCAACGCTTAGCCGCCTGAATCATGACGAAGCGAGAGAAGGAAGCCGTTAAGGATTACGAGAAGTTGGCGGTCGCCGTCTACCTATCCGAGCTCATGAAGCAGGATCTGGATAACGATGGCGAGAACGCCGGACACCGCGGCAATGACGGTGCAGGCGCCGAGCAGGCGCTCCCTCCGTCGGATCCGCTTGAATCCGCCGTTGTGTATTACCATCCGTCCCTTGTAGGTTATCTTGATGCCGCCCTCCGTCTTCTCAGGCAGGCCTTCTTTCGCAAGGAAAGAAAAGACCTCTTCCTGGTCGGCCGGGTGGGGGAATCTACTACTGTATAACAGATCATTGGAAAGGAAGCCCGAAGGATGATCGTCAAGCAGCTGGAGAAGGAGGTCGAGGACGACGTAATTGTAGTGAAGGCTTCGCATAAGGAAAGAGTTTTTACAAAGTTAGCAATTATGAAACGAATCCACACACAGGCCAAGAAGGACAACCGCCGCAGCTGGTTCAGCAAGCAGCACGGCAAGACCCAGAGCGCCAACAGGGAGGCGCAGCGCATCGACATGCAGCCGGAGCGCCCCCGGACCTTCGGACAGATGATCCATCACGTCCAGCGCATCCAGCGCGAAGCCTTCATCGGCGTCCGCCGCGTCGTCACCAAGGACATCACCCACGCCGTAGTCGAAGCGTAGCCATGGACACCTCGAATCTTGAAAAGAACCCCTTGTGGTTCGTCGCGAGCGCCTACACCGTAGGCGGAACGCCGAAGGCCGAGGATGCCACCATGTCCTACGCAAAGAAGGAGTACCTGCACACCATGATCCCCGGCTACATGATCCCGTATGTCATCAAGGACATCGAGGCCTACAGGGACCGGCTCCTGGAGGAGAACAAGCGCCTGAAGACCGTGAAGGTGTATGCCGGCACCGGCTATTCGAAGGATATGAAGCATATCCACGTCGGCTCCCAGTCGCTGTGCCTGATCCGCCTGAAGAAAGTCATCGAATAAGAGGCGCTGCCATGGACGTGTCATTCAGCAATGAGCTGGGCGCCCTGGAGCGCGCGGTCAACCGTCTCGGGGAGGCGGTGGCCCGCCAGCAGCGGAGCGCCGGCAACAACTTCGAGCGGATAGTCCTCGCCGACCTGAGCGCCTGCTGCGCCCGCATGACCACGGAGGAGGTCCGCTTCCGTTCCATCGTCAACGAGGCCCGGCAGGGCCGGTTCTACGCCCCTCCCGGAGGGAGTGGCGAATCCCCGACGCCGTGAGGCGCACCCCGTGTTTATCACATCTGTTTTCTTTTTCCATCCCGGAGCCGGCAGGCCCGGCGCCGGGAGTTTTGGGGAGGTAGCTCAGTCGGTAGAGCGCGCATCGAGAGGCACTAATGCCGAGGCGTATGGTCCGCGGTTCGAACCCGCGCCTCCCCGCCCAGACCCCGACGCCGTGAGGCGCACCTTCAGCTTTTCGTAAAGTTTTGTGGATTTAGTTTTGATTGGACCGGCCGAGCCTGGCCGTTCGACCGGTCCCCAGATGAAAAAGTTCGGAGATACCATCCTCGTGACCTTCCAGGAGCTCACCCAGGCCCCTGAAGGGTCGGCCGAGCCGGTTATGACGATTCCCTGCTATAAATCGCTCACTAACCGCACCCCCGGCCTGGTGGTCCGCAGCGGCAAGGGCCCCGGCCGCCATGCGGAGGTGGACTACCGGATGCTGCCGGTGCGTTACCGGGAGCGGTTCGTCCAGATCTACGGGGACCCGTTCGAGATCATGAGACAGCAGGAAGAGAAAGAGAAGCGGGAGCTGCGCGTGGATCCGGCGGCCCGCGCCTGGTTCGGGGACTACGTCTTCCCGGACGGCACCCACCTGAAGGAGGCCCACATCGAAAGGTTCGCCCTGAACGCCGCCGTCCTCCAGCGGCTGATCGCCATGGAGGAGGGGCAGCGCCTGGAGCGCCGGAAGCTGGGGAACTCCACGCCGGTGAACGGGGACGCCATCTACGACGAGGCGGCCACCCTCCGGGAGCTGTACGGCCACACGCTGCCCGCCAGCGCCCCGAAGCTCCGCGCGAAGATGCGCGAGTACCGGGCGGTGGGCTACGCCTGCCTGGTGTCCGGGCACCTCGGTAACTCCAACTCCGTGAAGATCACCCCGGAGGCCGGCGACTATATCGTCGCCCTGAAGTGCTGCAGGACGCCCGTGAGGACCAACGCGCAGATCTTCGCGAAGTTCAACCAGGACGCCGGGCGGATGGGCTTCAAGCCCGTCAGGTCCGTCGCGACGATCACCTCCTACCTGGAGCGTCCGGAGGTTGCCGTCCGCTGGAAGGCGTCCGTCATCGGCGACACCGCCGCCCGGGCCATCTACGGCCGCCAGCACTCGACCGTCCTCCCCGTCCTCAGGGACGCCCTGTGGTATATGGACGGCACCAAGCTCAACCTCTTCTACAAGGAGTATGTGGACGGCAAGTACCGGATGGCCACGCTGAACGTGTACGAGGTCATCGACGCGGCCACCGAGGTCTTCCTGGGCTGCGCCTTCCACACGGGTAACGAGTCCTTCCCGGTGATCTACGAGGCCGTCTGTAACGCCCTTGCTTTCGCCATGCACAAGCCAGTGGAGCTGGTGAGTGACAACCAGGGCGGCACCAAGCGGGCGGATGCCCAGGCGTGGCTGTCCAGGGTGGCCGGTTGCTTCCGGAACACCGCCCCGCACCGGGCTCCGGCGAAGACCATCGAGTCGGTCTTCGGCCGCCTGCAGCAGCAGTACCTGCATCAGAACTGGAACTATACCGGCGGCAACATCACCGCCAGGGGCGAGGCTGCCAGGATCAACCGCGAGCTCGTCCAGGTGAACGTGGACGCCCTTCCCACGCGGGAGGAGGTGAAGCGGCAGTACCTGGAGGCCCGGCGCAGCTGGAACGATGCGCCGCATCCGGACCAGCGCACCTTCGCGGGGAAGTCCCGCCTGGAGGCATACATGGAGGGCTCCAACCCCCGGAGCGAAGCTCTGGACGCCCGGGGGCTGGAGGATCTCCGCTGGATCATGAAGCCGAAGCCCTCCGCCTTCACGGCCTACGGCCTGGTGTTCCAGGTGGAGGGTCGGGAGTATCAGTACGAGCCCTTCGACGCGGACGGCCGCCCGGACCTGGCGTGGCGATCCCGCAACACCGGCCGCGAGTTCTACGTGGCCTACAACCCGCACGACATGACCGCCGTGAAGCTCTATACCTACGACCCCGGCTACGGCTACCGCTTCGAGACGGTGGCGCATGACTACGAGCGGATCCACAGGGCCCTCCAGGATCAGACGGAGGAGGAGCGCAGCTTCATCCGCCGGCAGGACGAGCTGGAGAAGGTGGACCGCATCGCCCGCCACATGGAGACGGACGCGCTGCTGCGCAGGTACGGGCTCGCGCCCGACCAGAACGGCCTCCGCGACCCCGGCCTGTCCGGCCTGAACGAATCCAAGGCGTCCTACGAGCGCCTCACGGCCAAGGCCGCGGCGTCCCTCGAGGAGGAGGCTCCGGAGATCTATCCGGAGACCATCGGAGAGCAGGAGAAGGCAGATTCATACGTGGTGCCTGGAGGCGGGGACTACGACCCCGTCGCGGCGCTTAACAGATTATAATAATAAGCATTATAAAAAATTAACAGAATGGGATACAGAATTCTCAAACCTGTAAGGAATAACCCACAGCGTACCGAAAAGGTGATCTGTGTGGCTAAACGTACTTTTCTAAAATAACACATAAACACACACGATTATGTACACAGAAGAGCAGAAGCAGAAGACGCGCGACCGGCTGGCCCGGTACGTCCAGCGTTACCCGTCGCTGAACATGGCGGCGGCGTCCCTCAGGGACATCAGTGCCGCCACGGTGTCCAACATCCTCGGCGGGAAGTGGAACCTCATCGGCGAGAAGATGTGGCTGCGCCTGGAGGCCCAGCTGGCCCGCAATGACGGCTGGCAGATATACGCCACCCGGGCTTACCAGGACATGACCCTGTACCTGAGGGTCGCCCAGGAGGAGAGCCGGGTGATGTGGATCGCGGCCCCGGCCGGCATCGGCAAGAGCACGGCCGCCGGCAGTTACGCGGCGCTCAACCGGAACGTCTTCCGGCTCACGTGCAGCAGCGACATGACCAAGACGGACTTCGTCCAGGAGCTGGCCGCCCTCGTGGGCGTCCGCACCGGCGGCCTGACCGTCCGCGCCGCCTTCAGCGAGCTCCTCCGTCACCTAGTGACGCTCCAGAAGCCGCTCCTGGTCTTCGACGAGGCGGACAAGCTGCCCGACAGCGTGATGTACTACTTCATCAGCATCTACAACGCCCTGGAGGACCGTGCCGGCATCGTCTTCCTGTCGACCAACTACATCCGCCAGCGCATCCGCCGCGGAGTGGAGAAGGGGAAGAAGGGCTACGACGAGCTGGAGAGCCGGATCTGCCGGTCCTATGTGGACCTCACGCCGGTGAGCGCCTCCGAGGTCGAGCAGATCTGCCTCGCGAACGGCCTGCAGGCCCGCGACGGCATCGCCCGCGTGAAGACCGAGGGCGGCCGGTACGGGAACGACCTGCGCCGCGTCAAGAGCGTGGTGCGGACGGAGCTCCGGAAGATGGACCTGTTCAGCGGACAGGAGGAGGCGGCGGAATGAAGCAGTCCATCTCGGCCAGGCGCGCCCTCGAGGTAGTGAACCGGACGCTGGAGGTGTCCCCGGAGTGGGAGCCGTGCCTGGGCGGTGAGATCAGCCGCCACGGGACGGTGTTCTTCTGGGGCAACTCCGGCAACGGAAAGAGCTCGGCCGTGATGTCGTTCGCCCGGATGCTCGCCGCCCAGGGGAAGGTCCTGTACATCTCCAGGGAGGAGGGCTACGGCCTGAGCTTCCAGAACACCATCCGGCGGTACCGGATGGACGAGTTCGGGGCGAGGTTCCAGGTGGTCGACCGCGAGGACGTGGAGTCGCTGACGGAGCGCCTGTCCAGGCCGAAGTCCCCGGAGTTCGTCATCATGGACTCCGTCCAGATAATGGGCCTTTCCTGGAGGGACTACCGGACGCTCAGGGAGCGCTTCCCCCGGAAGCTCTTCGTCCTCGTCTCACAGACGGACGGGAAGCAGCCGGAGGGACGCCCGGCGAGGCGGATGATGTTCGACGCCGACCTGAAGGTCTGGGTGGAAGGGCACGTCGCGTTCTCGAAGGGACGCTTCATCGGAGAGACGGCCAAGTACGTCGTGTGGCAGGAGGCCGCCGATGCCTATTGGAAGGGTAACGAAAAAGACAATCAGTAATCATGACAGCAAGTTGCATAATCAAGAGCAAGATGAAGGAGAAGGTCACGGGGAGCGTCGTCCCGGAGTGGGGGCGTGTCACCGCGGTTCGCACCGGGGGCGGTGTCGTCTCCTTTAGATGGAACAGCCTCACGGAGGCGTCCGCGAAGGAGGAGATCGAGCGCGACGGACTCAAAGAAGCCTACCGCGACAGGTACGGCGTCGTATACGACACCCCCGACGGGATGTTTAAGTCAATATTTCCGGACGGCCTCAACGCCGCCGCGACCAAGGCCCTGAAAGAAATCGACAGGATATAACCATGGCAAAGAGGAATTACAACAAGTTCCACGCGCTGCTGAGGCAGCGCCCGAACATCGACAAGGACGACCTCGTCCTGCAGTATACGGACGGCCGCACCACCCACCTGACGGAGATGAGCGCGGCGGAGTATGGCGAGATGCTCGCCGCCCTGGAGGGGTCCATGGCGCCGTCCAGGGAGGAGCTCCGCCGCTGGCGGTCGTCGGCCCTCCTCCGCATCGGCCGCCTCGGCATCAGTACCATCGACAACTGGGAGGAGGTGAACGCCTTCGTCTCCTCCCCGAAGATCGCCGGGAAGGTCTTCTACGAGCTCACCGTGCCCGAGCTTCGGACCCTCGTCCGGAAGCTTGAGTCCATCGAGCGGAAGGGCGGTCTCCGGAAGCCGGCACCGGCCCCGGCGTTCGTCCTTTCCTACCAGCCTTCGAGCATCGTTTCATAACCATTTAAACGCATTTTTTATGAAGAAAAACCAAGAAAAGGATGAAGGAAAGAAGTCCTTCGTCGACCGGTGGGGGAATCCCATCGAGGCCCTCAGTTACATCTGTGACAACGAGGGGAATGTCTACATGGTCAACAGTCACCTCCAGGCGGTCCCGCAGGACGACGCCGCCCCGACGGTCGCCCTCCAGGAGCTCATGGAGAGGACCACCGTCCGCGTGCTCAAGCCGGAGAAGGTCCTGCAGTACACCGGGAAGCCGAAGGATCCGGCGGCCGGACAGGACCCGGTCCCCGTCCCTCCCGGTTCGGGCCCCGTCCCCGTGCATGATCCGGACGAGGCGGCGAACCTTGCGCTGGCCCTCCAGGCCATCCCGGATATCAGCCTCGCGGCGGAGCTGCGCCGCCGCGGTTACTTCGTCACGGCCGTCAAGCCGGCCCTCATCGAGCTGTAGCCATGCGCTATTACGTCAAGACGGTCTACCGTTACGGCCGCGCCTCCGTCGTCGAGAATGCGCTGATCCGGTTCGCCGAGGGAAAGAAGCAGCACGTCCTCTCGGAAGAGGCGGTCGACGGCTTTGTCGAAGAGCTGAAGGAGGAGCAGCGGCGCCTGTTACAGAAGCGGCCGAAGCTGTCGCCCGCCACGGTGTCCATGGAGAAGACTGTCTCGCAAAAGACGGGCCTTCCGTGCGTCAAGATCTACATCGGTTATCACGTCGTCTATCTGGAGAGCATCCAGGGGGAGGAGGTATGAGTTACAGGATGAAGGTCAAGGAGCTCGTGAAGTACAGCCGGCTGCCCAACTGGTGCCTGGAGATCATGGCCGCCGTCAAGGAGGCCTGGCAGGGTGTCAATACCGACAGGCCGGATCTGGCCATTGCGACCATCAGTACCGGCATCGAGGCGATGACATTCACGGGCATCAGCGCCGACCGCTTCTCCGGAGCCGTCGTCCCGCGGGTGGAATTCGACGGCGGCCGTGCGCTCACCATCTATTCCAGGACAGGCAACACCGCCCTGGTGGAGTTCTGCTTCGAGGAGGTCGGGTGATGGTGAGGATCTACGACCCCGTCGCCAGTATCTCCCCGGAGGAGCTGGTCGCCGAGCAGCGGAGGGAGCTGCAGGTCGGCTCCATGCGCCGGATGCCGGGCCTCCGGCTCTACGAGTACGACCTTACCACCGGCGAACTCCGGGAGGCCGACGTCGAGACGGAGGCCACCCTGCGCCTCGAGGGGCCGGTCGGACGCTCCGGCCGCGTGAACGCCGGCGAGCTGTGCCTGTACGTGCAGGCGCTGAATGAAGATAACGCCCTGAGGAAGTTCCGCGCGATGATGCGGAGGAAGGGCGTACAAGCGAAAATTTTAAACAATCAAAATTTTAAAAAAGATGGAAGAAAACACTGACAAAACAACCCGGCGCGTCGAGATGAGCGCCGAGGAGTTCGCCGCCTTCCAGGCCTTTCAGGCCGAGCGGGCGCGCCAGGAGGCGGCCGAAAGGGTCAACGCCCTCCGGGACAACTACCAGAAGATGGCAGAGGCCTTCGTAGCCCGCACCATCAAGAAGCTCACCCCGCTGTCCGAGTCTATCCGCCAGAAGAAGGCAGAGGTCCTGGACGAGGCGGCCGCCCTGCAGAACCTCAAGGCCCAGCTGCTGGAGATCGACGGGAAGTCCATGCCGAAGTCTCACACCTTCACGAGCGCGGACGGCACCAAGCGCGTGACCATCGGCGTGTACGAGACGGACGGTTACGATGACACCGTCGAAGAGGGCATCGCCATCGTTAAGGATTACATCCAGAGCCTTGCGGGCGACGAGAAGGGTGCCAAGCTGATGAAGATGGTGATGTCGCTCCTGAAGCGTAACGCTAACGGCTCCCTGAAGGCCTCCCGCGTGGTGAGTCTGCACAAGCTTGCAGATGAGTATGGAGACGTCCGCTTCATGGAGGGTGTCCGCATCATCGAGGCGGCCTACCGTCCCACGGTCACCCGGACGTATATCCGCTGCGAGAAGCGCGAGATCGACGAACAGGGCGGCGTGGTAAAGGA